ATCCGTCTCACCAGTCATCTTTACGGTTACTGAAGCCTGCGCGTTAGTTTGCGCGCCCACCTTCAGTTCGCCATAAAGCGCCTGAGTTAATACGTCGGCCAATCCGGATACACGAATATTACCTTCTGTATCGTAATTATAAGTTTCCTTCAGTATCAACTGACTCCCCTTCAACAACTGTAACGTACGACTGGTACTTACGTCACTCAAAAGAATATCGGTAGCCTGCGCTACAAACTTGGTAACAAACGGGTTGTTCATACTCGCATAAATTTATGATGTTTGTCGTTCTCTGGCATCTGCAGATGTGTAGCAGAATCCTTCCCTGCAGCCAGATCTCGCAGTCTCTTCATTTCATTAATCCAGTAACGCTGGTCTATCGAGAGTTGTTTCAGGTAGGCATTTAGCTGCTCTATCGATGGAGCGGTTTCGGTGTTACCACCACCATTACTCATAGTTAACTGCATCAAGCCGTAAGGCAGCGCCTGTAACGAGGTACGACGTCCCATCAGCGCGATAGCACCTAATGCAGTAGCCATCTTTGCCGCATAATCTGCAGTACCGGTATCCGGAAGCTGCTGCATGCTGCCAGGAACAAACCCTTCGCCGTAAGCCTTTTCGACAAACTGCTGACTCTCCAGCAAAAACGGCAGCAGCTGTATATACAGCCAGGGCGACGGTTCTATACCTGTAAGCCAGGTTAATTCGTCTGCATTACCTATGATTACCTTCTGAATGCGCTGACAGAGTGCCGACTGATGGAAATTCTCGTTACCCATCAGACAGAACACTAGGCGATCAAGTGCGCGATAATATTCTTCCAGATGAGATCGATCGTCACGAGCCAGCTGCCACTCAAAGGGGCGTGCTTCGTTCTCTTTGTCGATCTTTACCTTGCGGCCAGCATTTTCGTGACTAATATCGTTCAGCCGATAAAAACGCATAGTAGCCATAAAAGCCACAGCCTGCTGAGCTGCCAGCTTAGCATCACCAGTCAGCCCTTCGAGCGACTGCATACCCAATATTCGGCAGATATCAGTTTCCACACCTTTTATGGTGTTTTCTATCTTACTGAAATCGTTGTTTGCATAAAACGATCCTGTCAGATTGCGTAGGTCTTCAGATTTCGTAATAATCATATTATTTGCCTTTTTCTCAATTTATTTCTTTTGAAGCCGTTTTAATGCGTAATAATCACTCAACAGCTTCTGCATTACGTTCATCAGAGGCGTGTGATCCACATCTTTAGCGGTACCAAATACGCCACTCTCTCCAAGGGTATGACAGATCTGTATAAGCGAGCCAGCGTTACTACCAGACTTCTTTGCACTATCCGATTTGCCAAACAGTGGAGCGAAACAAACTTCCACTCCATCGATGGTGAAGACACCGGTAGTCAAGTATTCACAGAAGTAGGCGAACCAGGCATAGATTCCCCACACCTGCCAGCGCTGCATCTGTTCGCCTCGATGCTTTTTGGCGTCGAAATCATCCCAATCGTATGGCTGTAGTCGTAGCTGCTGCAGCTGCTGCATTTTCTTCGTAGCTTTAGGACGGTACAGCAAGCCTGCTAATACATTAAGATGTATTTCGTCTGGCTGCTGCTCGTATTGCTTCAGGATACCCACAGCCATACGGAACTCACCAAACATGATATCGGCACCATGATCCAATGGGCCATACCAATCACGTACCTTTGGCAATCGGTTCCAGGTAGTTTTATACATCAGCGATATCTGATTACCTTCAGCATGCCATAGCCATCCCAAGGTTTTAGCCAGATTACCCACCAGCAGGATGTAGTTCTGGTTGTTTAGCTGCAGCTTAACACCACGGTTCTTCAGCAGCATACGAGCCGTTTCAGTGGTGATATCCAGCTCAGAATATCTACCACCGTGGTTTACAACCTTCTGGCGTATCTTCAGCAGCTCGCGCCAGTCGGCCTCTGTCAGCTCATCCCATGTATTGGGAATCTCAATATATCGTTGTTTCATACTACTGCTGGTTTGTCATTCGATCGCCGGCACTCACATTATCCTCTTTCTGGATAGTCTTGTGATAGAAGCCAAAATACAGATCCCGCTTCTCAGGGAAGTTGATACGTAACGCATCATTCAGGGCTTCGAGCACAATCTGCTCTGGTATCACAGTATCAGCGCCATAGAAAATCTTCAAGGCGTAAAGCATCTGGCTACCAGAATCGCTCTTACCATCGATGATGATATTCGAGAGTGAGGGATTGAGGCCCATCGCACTGGTAGTAGCACTGTCAGCCATCTTCGAGATTGCTTTCTGAGCCTCGATGTACTTATCCAGATTCAACTCAATTGGCTCTATTTTCCACGATTGCTCGTGGCCCATTTCATCTACAAAGTCTACACAGGTAAAGAACTTACCCGCATTTTCCTTACCGGCCATTACGTCGGCTATCTGTATTGTTACCTGGTCGCGTAGCTGGTTCAGTTTCTTCTCTACCTCAGAATCCTGCCATTCGGGATAATCCTGTTCTATCTGCATTCGTTTTTCCTGCCAGTAGGCCTGAGGCTCGTGTACAATGTAAGCAGCAGCTATCACATTGTCGTTAAGAGCTCGCACGATCTCAGGGATATCGTTAGCGTCCTGCATCCATGGTATCGAGCCATGGAACGAACTTATTGCATAGATATTTCTACCGAATGAGCGTAAGGCGTGATACTGTACTGCAGCTTCATGATTAGCTGGGTGCCACTTATCAAAACGAGGGAAGATCTGTAGCTGTCGCCAGCGCTCCATATCGCCTACCAGGATCTGAGTAATATCTTCCAGCTCAGGTGTACGGTTAGGATCTGGCCACACAAAGCGACAGTCGGCGCTAGGCATGCACTTCAATGAATGGATCCATGCCTTACCTATACGAACACTCTTACCACTCTGGTACAGAGTAAAGTGGCCACCCATGTGTAAGTATTCCAGTAAAGCCTCACGTACATAACGCTGATAATCCCAGGTATCAAGCCAAGCCTGCACATCAGGATCCTGGATCCATTCCTGTTGTACTTCGTTATTCTCTACCTTATGACGATACAGCTGCACACCCTGACCGTATATCAGTCCAAGCTTACGCTGCAGGATACCAGGTCCGATATTATTCTTCTCCAATAGATCGCGTATCATTCTGGGCATCTGATCATCAGGTCCCCATGGTACCACCATCACACCGGCCACACTCTGAGGATCCTTATCCCAGCTGCGCCCACTCAGATCAAAGAATGAACTAAGCGACTGTTGGTGATAATGGCCACTCATAGCCACAGCGTAGGTACCTACACTGGTATCAACCAGGCCGAACCGGCCAACGCGGTTAACAATCTTTCCGTTTCCCATTTCTCTATCATTCATAACTTTGCTGCAAATATACTATTTATAAGATGTAGTCGAAAGGACATTGCCCACTAGGGTTCAGTCACATTTCCGACAGATTTCGGAGACTTGCAATCGCAAATCGAGTTGAGGGCGGGCCGGCCCGAAACGTGCGACCACAAGCCCTATTTTTCATCTGCCCTTCCCGAAATGCCCTGTTTATGCGGGTTTCGCGATTTTTGTCATTGAAAAACACCCTCAAAAACGGCTATTTTTGTTCAAATTATATAGGTTTATTCGCCCTTTTTAAGTCTTATTTAGGGTCTATCACCGTTTTTTTGGTAGATTTCTGCCATAAATTGGCCCATTCACGGCGTAAAATCAGGTATTTCAGGGCGTCGGTAAGGTTGGTACTCTCCTGAGGCAGACGTGCTGCAGGCAGTCGTTCACCTCGTTTGTCCTTACGTATTTCCTTGCGGCCTGAGCGTTCATCCTTCACCACCTTTACAGGCGCGTTTTCCATTTCCGCCTTCAGGTTAGGACAGTTCTGGGCGTCTATCAGCAGTACGAACAGTTGCTTCTGCAGATCGCGAGCAAACAGCGAGCTAAAGAAGTTGTACTCTGTATTCGAATAGATAGTTCCCTGGCCTAAGCTCATCAGCTGTACACGCCAACCAGTGCGATTACCATCAGCATCGTATTCTATAGCCTTTTTGATGCGCTGCATAGCACTATTACCCACCTTCTGATAAGCATTCATAGCGCGATCGTAGTACAGTCGCAGCAGTTTGCATTTGTGGTGTTTAAAGTATGCCAGGAACTTATCAGCCAACTGTCGCTCGTTCTCAGGTGGAAGGGTGTAGAGCTCTTTTAGCACACGATACTCACGGCCCTTTCGCTGACCAATCAGTAAGCTCTTCATGTTTCCATCATCCATACCACCATCTATAGGACTGTTGGTGTCGAGATAGCGCAATATGGTGCAATCAGGATCCCATCCGTAAGGATGCTTTTCGAGTACGTCGTTACGGGTACCGTCGTGATAGAAGTCGCGCGCTGATAGTGTACAGTAGAATTTCTGATCGGCTGTCAGCTTCTGAGGTATCGAAAGCAGGTTGGTATCAACACCTTCCAGCCCTGCAGCCATTTCTTCCTGGAAGTACTCTTCACCCAAAACATCGGCGTTTATCAGCGTAGATGCTACCATAAAGAGTGTAGTATTGCAGCGTAGATCATTCCAGCGCGCCTCCCAGCGTTTCATATTGCGCTCAGCTAGTTGGATAGCCCGTTCATTACAGGTCTGCAGAGCACGGGCATATTCGCGTCGGCACTCATTCAGCGCCTGGCCGGTTTGTAACAGCAGCTTTATTTTTTCTTTATCCATCAGCTTAACCAACTTCATTACCCAGGTATATTCGCCTGCATGGTTAGGGTTAGGCATATCGGTGGTAAGGCTAAGACTTCGGTACCAAGGGTTATCGCCATATCTGGCGCGATAACCACGTACAGCCTTGCGGATATTAGTAAACTTGGCCTCTGGCCAGTATTTCACCTCGTCACCAAACAGGCCCACATACGAGCGACCAGCACCAATAGATGGGCGATCGAGTGACACAAAGGTAAAAGTAAAGCCGTTGTAGAACGTCATCACCTGTTTGTACTTATCGCACACATTATACATCTGGCGCTGCCACTCGATGGGAGGTATCTTATCGATAACAAAATGAATATTCTCTTCCCACCCCAGGAACCTGAGGCCTTCGAGCACAGAAGGGATAACATTCTGGTGTAGATTGGTATAGGTATCTGTTACCCACACAAAAGGAGCTCCAGGGCATTCCATCACCGCCTGTTGTATGCGCATAGCCTGGAACTGTGTAGTCTTAGCAGATCCACGTCCAAGCACGCCAATAAAGTTCTGTGGCATAGTGAGCGCTGCCACCATGGCGTACTGATTAATATAGCGGCGATTAACACCTTCACTCTCCTGTAACTTCATTGGCCAGCTCTATTGAACTATCAAGCATAGCATCGATATCTAGCGGCTTCAAACCCGCTTCCATTTCCAGGCGCTTCTGATGTTTCTTTGGAAGCGTCTTGAAGTAATCAGCCTGCAGAATAGCGCGCTTATCTGTTGCAGGAATACCTACATCCTGAGCGTTGGTACCATAGATATTTATCTGCTGATTCTTAATATTTAGCGGAACGGCATCAGCATCGCGCTCACTCAGACGTTTTAAGTCTGCAGCCACTTTAATTATCTTGGTATAGGCATCATATTCCTTGGCTGTAGCATTACTACTCGTTTGCCCAGTCTCTTCATCGAGAATGATGTGTTTTTTCTCCCAGAGGCGAGCTGCATTCATCATCTTTTCGAACAGTACATTACGCCAAGCTTCAGCGCGCACATAATCGGTAGCATAGAACAGATTAATTGCTTCGTAACAGAGGCGTTCAGACACATGGCGCGTACAACCTTTATCAGCTTTCAGCCATGCCATAGCTGCCGGTTTTCCTTCACGACGTATAATACCGGCTACAGAGAAAAGAAGATCTTCATAATCACTTTCCTCTACAGTCAACTCATCTTTAGAACCGTTAGCT